CTACAACCTACTTTTTAAGAACAAAATCGGCGAAAGATCACTTGACATTCACCGACTGTGCATGCATTACAGCCGTTTGAATTAATGGGTTCAGATCATTTCTATTTATGAAGGCAAGGAGATTTTCCAACAATTCATTTAAGAATATTGGTTCTGGGGGGACATATGAAGCCTTATCGACACCATCTCCAGGCCTGCCTATATGAACTTGAACTGAACGTATTTCTCCAGGCGTTTTATTCATGCCGCGAGCACCATGAAGCAATCTCGCATGTAACGCCTTGATAAACGAGAGTGTCAATTCCCTTCCTTGGCCTAAGTCGTTTAGTCCATCGAGCATTGCATCTCGATAGTTGAGGACTTCCTGAACATCGTCCCGCCTGTTTGCTGGAACTACAATGCCTGCGTTCTCCCCGACAACTTCATCAAAAGTTGTAACAGTTCCTTCGATTACATTTGAGCACTGAGCTTCTTTCATTAGCCAGGTCAACCAGAAAAGATCTGCCTTTGCTGATGCACGCATCATGCCATCAAGTCTGCAGAGTTCGACCAGTGCTTTATTCTCAAGATGCCCAAAGTTTTTCCAGGGAGAGTCATCACCAGTCAAAGGGAGGGGAGGCAAGACAAATGGAGTTGGGCTCATTTGCGTAAATTAAAATGAATTTCAGTGGAGACAAACTCATTATAGACAATCAAAAGGCGGCCCCGATAGAAACAAAGCTATTTGTTTCTATTAAGGACGCTGATGGTGTGAACAACTACGTCAACCCGCTCAGTCTTTCCTAAAAAAGACCCACATCAGCCCTCGTTTCCAAGGGCTGAAATTGGCCTTTTACGGGGCGGCTGCACCCCCGCTAACGGTGTCTCGGTTGACTACGGACCCGTGCCGCGCTCGGCTCCACTCTTGCCAAAGAGCTTCATAGCGTCCGGTGGACTTGCACCACCTCGTCGACTCTTTTATTGAGTTGCGTCCTTTTGTCTGCCGCCCCGAGGTTCAAGGTCTTACGAATCGAGCAGGAGATAACTCGATACGGAGCGGCAGACAGAAGGGCGCGCCTTCTCGTTTCTACCCCGGCAGCGAAAGCAATACATATCCGAGAACGATGAAGCCCGCGGCCGCAATGGCGTTCTCGAACCATTCGTTCATGCCAGCACCCATTTGATCCTGTAGAGCGTCGTCACGTTTTTAATCAGCTCTCCGAGGATGCCGACGGCTTTGTTTGCGTCCTCGGGGATGCTGCGGCCTTCTTCGTGCGTTGAGGCCAGGTGCGAGAGCTCGGTCGTCAGGGTGTAGATGCTGTGGCAGGCGGCTTCCTGATCGATCGAGATTGCTTCTTCGTCTTTGCGAAATTCTTTCAAAACGCGACGGGCTGTCTGCTGATATTCCTGAGCGTTACGCACAAGACGCTCAGCCTCTGCCTCAACCTCAGACGCCGTCTTCGGAAGTGAAGCAGCGTCTTTCTGGTCGCATACCGGCGCTGCACTCACGCTAAGCTCGCGGCCTTTAGTCATCTTTTCGAGGTAGATCGCCGCCGTGACTTCCGAGACGGCGTCGTTTAACGCGTCGCAAAGCTGGTTGAGGCGGTTAACGTCAGCAGGCACGATCACGTCTGAGCGAATATCACCGAGTTCGTGGTAGATCGCGTAAGCGCGGTCTTCTGCCTTGCTGGCGGCCTTGCGCCGGCGTTCCTGTGCGTCGGTGTATTCAATGGTCGTCTGTGTCATTTCGTCGCTCCTGTGTGTCAACAACTTGCCATTAACTTGACGATGTTGACAATAACTAAACATCAAGTTCTTGTCAAGAATTTATCAAGCTGCTTGGGTTCATGTTGACAAATGTCAAACAGAGGGCACAAAAAAGCCGCCCGAAGGCGGCTGGCTGATGGCGTGATGGTGATTACAGTGCGCCGGAACGTTCCAGGGCGCGGCCGTAGATGCGGATTAAGCTGTCAATCTCAGTATTCGGGACGATTTCATCAGCGTATTTGGGATTCTCACTGCGGATGATTAAGTCCCCGTTGATTTTCCGGTACAGGCGCTTGATCTTGAGGGAACCGCCGGTACTCAGCACGTAGATGGCGCCGTCACGGATTGGCGTCCCTTCCGGAAGTTCTTCAAAAAGAACTCGGTCTCCGTCGCAAATGAGCGGTTCCATTGAATCACCCTCGGCACATACCCGCTTGCATTTGGCTGGATCTACGTAGCGCTGTTGAAAGAAGACTTTTCGGTAAGCTGCTGCTCCTGCTGGTACAACTTCCCACTCCGGCGGCGCGTCCACGCCTCCGCTGCCGCAGCCGAACGAAAGCTTGTATTCCGGAATAAAAACGTAATCGTCATTGCCTTTCACATTCTCGGCAAGGGTCACGCTTTCCATATTGATATCGTCAATGCCGGTTCGCAGCCACATCACCGGCACGCCGAACATGTCGGCAATTTTTTGGGTTTTCTCGGCGCTGGGCTGATTCCGGTCTGTCGTCCAGAACGACACACTTTGTCTCGATACTCCCAAACGATCTGCCAATTCTGTCGCTGTCATGCCGGTATGCATTAGCAGCGACTTCAGTCTTACGCCGAATGTAGCCCCGCTCATTTCAAGTCTCCTTAGTGATTGTTTACAAAGATACAACATTTCATGAACAGAAGGGTCTCTTGATGTCAAGTTTTGGTGTTGACAATATGTAGCAATGTAAGGTAAAGTTAGTGACTAGTTAGTTGACAAGGACTTGAAATGGACAATCCTGTTGAGATGGCGTTGCTGTCATGCGGATGCTCGCAGTCCGAGCTGGCCCGGCGCCTGGGTGTCAATAGAACAACTGTTTGCCAATGGAAGCGAAGGAGCGAAATTCCGGCACGAAACGTGCTACGCGTTTCTGAGGTCACAGGTGTCCCGGCGCATCTTTTGTCGCCGAAGTATTTCCCCAGGCCAACCATCGTCAAAGAAAAGGCGTGAGGCGTGGCATGCGTGACTACGGAATAGTGAGCCCAAAATTTTGGATTGGCACCACGGGCAGACAACTTAGGAAGATGCCGTACGCCCAGAGAGTGGCAATGTACCTGATGACCGCACCGGCGGCTGATATGTCAGGCGTGTTTTATTGCCCGATGGCGACGATTCTTAACGACGTTGGAGCCCCGTGCGCTCCCTTGGAAGCCCCTTCGAAGCCCCTTCAAAGGGGTGTTTTCTGCGTAAAAGAGGCTCTTGAGGCTCTTTCTGACCTTGATTTCTGTTTTTACGACTTTGAAAGTGAGTTCGTATTCGTAAAAGAGATGGCCAGATATCAGATTGCCGACAAATTAAAGCCGACAGACAACCGCGTTAAGAGTCTTCGTAAAACGGTTGACGACATGCCGGAGCCAATAAAGACGCGGTTTTTGCAGAGATACAACCAAGATTTTTCGCTGGGGTTCGAGATCAAAAAACAGTTGGAAAACGACGCGGAAATCGAAAGCCCCTTCGGAGCCCCTTCTGAGGCTCTCCGAAGCCAAGAACAAGAACAAGAACAAGAACAAGAAATAAAGGTTGGGGGCGCTTTTAGCGAAAAAGTCGCTGACGCTCCCGAACCCTCCTTTCCGGATTTTCCAGAAGAGGTTTCCTCAGGTGACGATCGCCTGCTTGACGGACTCGAACCAATCTCGCTGCCGTCGCCCGAAACGAAACCGGCAAAGAAAGCAAAGCGTGGAACGCGTCTGGACGTTCAAACGCTTCCGGACGAGTGGGGAGCCTTTGTCAAGGAAAGGGCACCTGACCTCGATCCTGATCTTGTTTTCGAAGAGTTCAAGAACTACTGGGTATCTCAGCCGGGGCAGAAGGGCGTGAAGCTCGACTGGTTTGCAACTTTCCGGAACAACGTTATCTCGATGCCCGACGGAAAGCGCCGGGCCCTGAGCAGAAAGCACACATCGTTTGAACACGTCAACTACCACGAAGGAATCAACCCCGATGGAAGTTTTTAAGTCAAAGAACGGCATCTTCTACAAGGTGCTTGAGTGGGCCGAGTGCCCGAAGCACGGCCGGTACGTCTCGCGGATCGCCGAGTGGCGGTCCAAAAACGAGTTCGGTTTGCCGTGGTCATGCGTCTGTCAGGCCTGCTGGGATGAAGCTGAAGCGAACCGGATGTTCAGCCAGGCTGCCATCCCTCCGCGCTTTCAGGGCAAGACGATCGAGAGCTTTCAGGCTGGGACCGAAAAAGCTGCAGAGGTTAAGCAGTTTTTTGCCGACTATGCGGCGAACCTACCTGAGTGCATACGGGACGGGCGTTCGGTCATCCTGACAGGGCGCTGCGGGACTGGAAAGACACATCTGGCCTGCGCCCTGGCGCTTGACGCCAAGGCGATGGGGTTCACGGCTCTTTTCACCTCTGTGGCAAAGATCGTCCGGAACATCCGGGAGTCCTGGGGAAGCGCATCGGGCGCTTCTGAGCGTCAGATCATCGACCGTTATGCCGGCGTTGATCTGCTCATCATCGACGAGGTGGGCGTGCAGAACAACACTGACAACGAGAGAAATCTCCTTTTCAGCGTTCTTAACGAACGCTACGAGCAGATCAAGCCCACGATCCTTATCAGCAACCTGAAGCTCTCGGAGATCAAGGCAGTCATCGGTGAGCGCGCTTTTGACCGTATCCGGGAAAACGGCGGCCGGGCTTTTGTTTTCGACTGGGAAAGTTGGAGGCCGGACTCCAAGGCTGCGGAACCGGTTCGGTATAACCCGCTTGCCCGCCTGCACATTGAGGCATTCCCGGACGATGCAGAGCATCCGGAGGTGAAGGTCAGACCGGTTACAGACTACAGGTCCGAACTGGAGAAGTCGGATGCGCCTTAACGAGATCAGCCCGGCGGCGCGTAAGTGCGTCCGGTGGATGCGGGCCCACAGCGGTATCTCACGGACCCGCCAAGACATCGAGAAGCAGTCACGAACAAGCGTCACGGCCGTTACGGAGGCTCTTGGTTACCTTTCGGACAACAGGCAGCTTTACACGAGCTTTGACGCGCGGCCGGAGATGTCAAACGGCATTCCAAATCTGAACTCTATAACGCTCTACTACCGCTTCACGGAAGACTTCGAGGCCTTCGACCGCGCTGTCCGGGCCGAAAGGGAAAAGATTTATCCGCCGAATGGACGGCGCCGATCAGTTTTTGAAAGCAAGAAGGAGTAAACGCAATGGCAAAAATGACGGCCGCAATGGCCGAAAAAATCAACCGGGCTCACAAGCTCGGTTACGGCATCGGCCGCAGCGGTGAGGCACCGTCACGGTATCAGGCTGACATCAACGCCATGAATCCCCAGGAGAAGAAGTACTTTCAGCTCGGGCTGATTGAGGGGCAGATCGAACTGAAAGAGCAGACTGCTGAGGCTCAAAAAAACATAAAAGGGGCGGGGGTGTCGGCATGAGCGTTTATCTGTGCGTTGAGCTGCCCTATCCGAACCGGATTCTCTTCCCCAACGGCCGCGTGCACTGGCGGGCCCGGGCCAAGTCGGCCAAGGCCTACAGGGCGGCCGGATTCTTTTACACGTCCCAGGCGATCGGGAGGGGCCCTAAGCCCAAGATTCCGGAGGAAGGGAAGGTCGGCGTTCGGCTCACGTTCTATCCGCCGGACCATCGGATCCGTGATGAGGACAACCAACTCGCAGCCATGAAGTCCGCTCTGGACGGCGTGGCTGACGCATTAGGGATCAACGACAAGAAGTTTCACATTCTCGAGCCGACCTTCAAGGAAGAAGTCGTTAGGGGCGGGAAAGTGGTTGTGACCTTGGATTTTCTTCCACGAACAAGCAAAAAGGCGGCATAGTGGGTTCTAAGCAACTTGACGTCGGCTCTTTCGTCGTGACTCCGAGCGGAAGAGTCGGCGTCATTGTTGCCTTCACATACGGGGCCCGCGGTGACCTTCCCCGGGCGGCCGTCAGATACATGGACCGGATTAACGACGAGGTGTGCCTGCAGCCGAAACTGCTGCGGCCGTACGATGATGCCGACAAGAAAAAGCAAAAAGCCAAAGAAGAAGCCGGCTGAGCTGTCGGCGAAACAAAAGCGATTTGTTGAGGAATACGCCGTAGACTGCAACGCGTCTGCCGCAGCCAGGCGCGCCGGTTATGCAACGAAGTCTGCGGGGGTGATCGGGTACAAGCTCCTTGGATGTCCGGAGATTGCGAAGGCCGTTGAAGAGCGGCTGAAGCAGGCTGATGCCAGGGCGGAACTTTCCGCCGATTTCGTCCGTAAGTTCTGGAAGCAGGCGATTAAGACCTGCGCCCAGGAAGTGCTGGCGACAACGGCTGACGGGCTGCCGGTGTTGGACCGGGACGGGAACAAGGTTTACAAGAATCTCGATGCCAATTCCCTGCGCAACCTGCTCGCGGATGTTGCCAAGCACCTGCAGATGTTCGAGAAGGGCGACGGGGCCAAGGACGCCGATGCCGGCACGGGTGTCATGAAGGTGCCCGGAGTGGCCTCAAAGGATGACTGGAATGGGCAGTGAACCGCGCGTCATCTGGCAGCCCTTGCCGGGTTCCCAGACGAACTTTCTTTCCTGCCCGTTCTTTGAGGTGCTTCTCGAGGGAAACCGTGGTGGCGGAAAGACTGACGCTTTGCTCATGGACTTTGCTCAGCTTGTCGGGGCCGGATACGGCGAAGAATGGCGGGGCGTTATCTTTCGTCAGACCTATCCGGAACTTCGGGATCTCGAGACCAAGAGCCTCAAGTGGTTTCGACGCATCTTTCCGAACGCCAAGTACAACGTCACCAAGCACGAGTGGCACTGGCCTACCGGTGAGGCCCTGTTGTTCCGCAATGGGCAGACGGCCGACGATTATTGGAACTACCACGGCCACGCTTATCCGTTTCTGGGCTTTGAGGAGCTGACGAACTGGAAGGACTCGGGCTTTTATGAGGCCATGCTCTCCACGTGCCGCTCATCTGTTCCCGGCATCCCGCACTTTGTCCGGGCTACAACCAACCCGTACGGCAAGGGGCACACCTGGGTAAAGGAGCGCTTCGAGATTGGTAAGCGTAAGCCCTGTGAGGCGTGGGGCGAGCCCGGCCGCGAGCGCGTCTACATCCATTCTCAGCTCACTGAGAACACGATTCTCATGGCCTCCGACCCTGACTACATCAAGACGCTTGAGTCGCTCAAAGACCCTGCGCGCAAGAAGGCATGGCTCTACGGTGACTGGGACATCAACATCGGGACGTTCTTTGCGGAGGTGTGGGACGAACGCACGTGCGTTGTCGACCCGTTCCCGATCCCTTCGAGCTGGAAGGTGTGGAAGTCGATGGACTGGGGTTATTCCAAGCCTTATGCCGTGCTCTGGCTGGCACTGTCCGAGGACGGCGTTTTCTACGTGTGGCGCGAACTTTACGGCATTGACGCCGATATGCCGAATGTCGGCAGCAAGGAATCGGCCGTCGATGTGGCCAAGAAGATCAAGGCCATCGAAAAGCATGATTCGCGCCTGGGGTACGAGTACCGGATGAATCTTGCGGACCCGGCTATTTTCTCGAACACCGGGGCCGAGCGCAGTATCGGCCGCATTTTCCGGGATGAGGGTATCAAGTGGCTTCCCGCCTGGAATGCCCGCGGCAGCCGTGTGAACGGCTGGCAGGAAATCGTGCGCCTGCTCGCGGAGGGGCGGCTCAAGTTCTTCCGCTCCTGCAAAAACTGCATCCGGACGATCCCGGCCATGCCGCCGGACGATTACAACCCTGAAGACGTCGATACCACGTGCGAAGACCATGCGGGCGACGCCCTGCGCTACGGGATCATGCGCCGTCGCCGTAATCCGAACAAGGACGATATCCGGGATGAGCGCACAGAGTCTGATGCGGAAATCACGGACGACGGCATCACCTTCGAGGTTGACTTCGACAGGACTTGAAAGAAATCTTGCCCGGCCTTCGCTTTTTCGGGTTACAACCGCTACACCATTGAGACAACCTGCGCATACACATGGAAGAAGACCTCATTGCCGCTCAGCCTGGGACGGTGCCGGATATGCAGACGCCGGACTCGATCCTCATCATTGAGCCGGAAAAAATCCAAGACGCTCCCCAAGAGCCCGATAAGCTTGCCCGCCAGTGGCAGAAGCGCATTGACGCCGCCAAGAAGCACTGGAAGTGGTTTTATGACCGCTGCCGGTACAACCGCAAGCTGACGGCCAACTTCAATACGGAGAAAAAGGCTGATGATCCGGACTTCATGCCGTTTCGCATCAACCTCATCGAGTCCACGATCCGCGGCATCATGCCGAATCTCTACGCCCGTAATCCGGAAATTTCCATCCGGTGCCGGCGCCGTGCTGATGAGGCCAATGCCGAACTCACAAAGTTCTGCGACACGCTGCAGGAAGTGCTTAACGCTTACCTCGAACGGGCGGAACTTAAAGCCCGCGGCAAGAGCGTTGTACGCGCGGCCCTCACGAACTCCTACGGCGTGCTGAAGGTGAGCTTTCAGCGGGACCTTTCCACGGATACGATCATACGGAGCCGCCTGCAGGACGCCCAGGACAACCTGGCCCGCATTGACGGCCTGGCTTCTGAGCTTGCTGACGATGATCTGCAGGGGCATGAACAACTCGAAGCCAAGCGCCAGGAGCTTCTGGAGACAATCTCCGGCTATCAGCAGGACCCGGAGCCGCAGACGATTACCGGCCTTGTGATCGACCGGGTGCCGACTGATCAGCTCATCATCGATCCGATGATCTGCGATTTCTCGGACTACCCGCAGGCCGACTGGATGTGCCAGTGTGTACCGATGAGCCGGGAGTACGTTGAGGACACGTACAAGATCAAGGTTGACGGCGCTGCCGTTTACACCGAATCGGCAGGAGAAGCGCTCGACCGCAAAGAACTCGCGCCGACGGGCTCGGCCACGGACAATGTCAGGCCGGACGATCAGGTGATGGTTTTTGAAATTTGGGACCGGCGCAGCCAGCGCGTCTACACGATGTGCGACGGCTGCCAGTACTTCCTGCGTGAACCGGACTCGCCACAGAAGGTGGGGAGCCGGTGGTTCCCGTTCTTCCTGCTGCCGTTCGATCAGGTTGTCGATACGTTTGTTGCGCCTTCGCTTGTAGACCTGATGGAAGGCCTGCAGGAGGAGCACAACAAGACCCGTGACACCCAGATGCTGCATAAGGACTTCTGTAAGCCCGGCTACATTGCCAGCGCAGACGTTGATGAAAAGAGCATCACGCGGTTTGCTCAGGCAGAGCTCGGCGAGATCACGATCCTCAAAAACACCGAAGGTCAGGACCTGCGCTCGCTGATTCAGCCGAAGCAGTATCCTCCGCTCGACCAAGCGCTTTACGACACTACGGCTATCCGCCAGGATATTGAGCAAGTGACCGGCATGCAGGATGCCATGCGGTCCACGGTGGTGCAGCCGAAGACCGCTACAGAAGCCCAGATCATGCAGCAGGGACTGTCCGGCCGTGTGGCCGCGTTTCGTGATGCCGTTGAGGATTTCCTGCAGGAAGTGGCCTTTTATTCGGCTCAAGTGCTTTTGCAGGAGCTTGACGTCAAGGACGTCGAGGACATCATGGGCAAGGCTCAGCCTGACTTCGATCCCGTGACGCTGCAGATTGTTCCGGTGGAGCAGCCGTTTGTGTGGTATCAGCTCTCGGCCACAGAACTCTCCCGCCTTATCCGTCTCAAGATTGAGGCCGGCTCCACGGGAGCACCAAACAAGCTGCAGGAGCAGGAGAACTGGGGGAAGGTGGTGCCGACCATCATGCAGGCCGTGCAGGCCCTGTATCAGCTCGGCTCCAAAGGGCTTGATACGACGCCCTTTGAAACCGTTATTTCTGAGACATGCCGACGATTTGATGAGCGCATCGACCCGAAGGCATTTATCCCCGACCTACAGCCGCAGCTTTCTCAGCAGGCTGCATTACAGCAGGCGGCCGCCCAAGCGCAGGGGCAAGGGGCAGTACAGCCGGCCGCGGCTCAACCGAGTTTGATTCAACCAACCTAAAGAGGGAAAACCATGGAAACTGACGACAAGAATCTGCCTGCAACGGAAGAGGATCAGGAGCCCGATACGGCGCCGGCCTCTGAGGCAGAAGAGAATCCGTCCGGACAGGATGCGCCCGAAAAGGGTACGCAGGAACCTGCAGATGATGCCGGTGCGCACATTGCCGAGGCCATGAAGAAGATCGGCGTTGAGACTGAAGGCGAGGACGAGCCAAAGAAGGAAGAAAAGCCGCAGCCGCAGAACGACGGGGCTGACAAGCCCGCTGCCGCGGCACAGCCGGCTGCTGAGCCGGAAACTCAGGCGGCGCCTCAGAACCCGGCCGCAAAACTCTCGCCCGAGCAGGAAGAGGCTGAGCTCATCCGGGCGATCCCGTCCGATCGCGGCCGTGCCCGCATCAGCCAGCTCTTGAGCCAGGGCCGCCAGGCGCGCTCAAGCCTTGCTGCCGTACAGCGTCTCGTCTCTGATTCCGGGCTTGACCAGGAGTCTCTTACCTCGCTTCTGACGATCGCCAAAAACGTCAGCAGCAAAGACCCGCAGGCGCTCGAGGAAGGGCTCAGACAGCTCGAGGCCGTACGCGCCAACCTGTACCGACAGGTGGGGCGTGAAGCGCCGGGCGTTGACCTTGTAGCCCGTTACTCAGATCTGCAGAAGCGCGTCACTGAGATGGGGATGCGCCGCGAGGACGCCTTAGAGATCGCCAAGGCCCGGCAGATCGAAGAGCAACGCAAGGCCTTCGCTCAGCAAGAGGCGCTGATGCGGCAGGAGCGGGTGGCTTTTGAGGGGAAGATTCAACGCTTTCAGCAGCAGACCGTTGCGGCTTTTCAGGCCCGCCAGAACGATCCGCAGTTTGAGGCCAAAATCGAGATCCTTAAGGGGCATTTCACGCCTGAGAAAATCCAGGAGTTCGTGCGCTCGATCCCGCCTGAGCAGTGGATGGATTCGATTCTCTACCTGTACGACAACGCCAATCCGGTTGTCCGTAAGCCCAATAACTTCATCGCCGGACGGCCGTCCCGTAATGCCGGCGTGAAGGCCGGTGTGACGGCCCCCGGCACTCCCGATGGCATTGCGGCCCGTATTGCCCAGATGGGCCTTTAAAGAAATCTTGCCATTTCACTTGAAATGTGTTGTTAAATGTGCAGTGCGCGGCGGAGGACCGTTGCGCCTGCACTAAATTTATCGCTGTCAGTAAGGGGTCGCGTCTTACAGCACCGACGCAGCATCAGGAAAAATCCGCAGCAGCGGGGGTCGCGTCCGCAGCCTGGTGTTACGTGAACAAGTCTCGTGGTGGTGTGCTCGGGAGTGCGTGTGGTTTTTGTTTATCCATAACGCTTAGGAAAAGACACCATGCCTATTTCTTCTGACGATCTTGCGGCATTGTCCCGCACATCTTTAGACGACTACCTGAAGAACACGCCTGTTGATCAGGTCACTCAGGATCAGCCCTTCATCAACCGCCTTCTGCAGGGTAAGAAGCCCTTCGGCGGTGCCAAGCAGTACATCAAGGAAAACATCCGGAAGTCTCACGATTCCAACTTCAAGTGGGCGTACGGCGAGGAAAAGATCACGTTCAAGAAGCGTGATACTGTCGAGCAGACCGAGTTCCCCTGGCGCCGCTGCGTGGACTCCATCTACCGCTCCGACGACGAACTTTTCTCCAACGGCATCCGCGTTGTGCGCGGGGACGGCGGAAAGGTGCGCCTGGAAAAGAACGAAAAGGTTCAGCTCATCGATCAGCTCAACGAGGATCAGATCACGCTGCGCACGGGCTTTTTCGAGCAGCTCAACCTGCACTGCCTGCGCGACGGCACTTCGAGCCCGGACGCGATTGTCGGCCTGGACGGCATCGTCACTCTCACGCCGACCACCGGCACTCTCGGCAACATCGACCGCGCCACGGCAAAGTACTGGCGCAATACGGCCGTCACGGCCATTGCCCCGGCAGACCTCGTTGACAAGATGGAATACGCCTGGCGTCAGTGCGTGCGCTACGCCGGCGGTCAGGCCCCGGACTTCATCCTCGCAGGCGCCGACTTCATTGATGCCTACCGCAAGTGTCTGACGCTCACCCAAAACGTTGACGCCGGCCGCGTGAAGCGCCTCGACGCCTCTACCGGCGAAGGCAATAAGACCGGGCTCTTCTTCAAGGGCAAGGAAATCATCTGGGATCCGACTTTCGATGTGTTGGACGATCTGGATAAGCCGGAAACCAAGTGGGCCAAGCGCTGTTACTTCCTCAACATGCGCAACATCTCCTGGCGTGAAGACGGTTACGACATCTTCTCTCCGGACGCTCCGCACGACACGCTGTGCCTCTATACGGCCGTGTCTATGCGCTGCGTGCTGAGCTGCAACCGTGCCAACTCTCACGCGGTTTTGGCCCTGGCCTGATGCACTGACGTAACGGGCGCGCCGATTCTCTCCCTCGCGGCGCGCCCGCAGTGCTTTTCCATTCTCTTTCTGTAAGGAACATTCACATGCTTATCAAGACTGTCCGCATTCTCTGCGTCCGCGATTCCAAGACAAAGATTTCCGCCACTGTGGCAGAACACGAACTCCCGATCCTCAAGCTCATCCACGGCGAAGGCAACGTCATTGAGCAGCCGGACGTCGCTACTCGTCCCTGTGAGATTGAGCCCGAAGACGAGGCAGACCGCCTTAGCCAAAAGTACGGCCAGGAAGCGCTTTTCGCCGCTTACGGACGGCTCGCTGGGCAGAGCCTCAAAAACGCCCTTGCGGCAGCAGAAGTCAAGACCAAGGCAGCAGAACCCAAGAAGGCGGCTAAGACGGGGGCGTAACTATGGCTCAGCCCAGTGCTTACAAACGGCAGCACGATTTCACTAAGGATGAACAGGGCGAGATTTCGACCGGTGAGCTCAACAGTGAACTGGACGGGGCGTCCACTTCAATTAACGAAATCCGCAGAAACCTGGCACTGCTCCAAAAGGATGACGGCAGCCTAAAAAACAAGCTCGTCGGGATGGAGAACCTGACGGACGATGTCGTTGATGAGTTCCGGAAGGCGACGGAGGATTCGGCAAAACAGGCAGCAACCTCCGCCAGTAACGCCGCAACTTCTGCCCAGAGCGCAGCCGGCTCCGAAGAGGCGGCCGCAGGTTCTGCTGAAGCGGCGAAAAAGGATGCTGAGGCGGCAGCGGCCAACGCACTCCAGACATCGAACGACCGTTCGGCCGTGAACCGAATGCTCGAAGATATGCGCCCGGCCATCAACAATGCCGATGACATCGTTATTGTGGCCCGCAATATCAGCGGGATCATTACGGTGGCAGGCGTGGTTGACTCTGTTAACGCTGTAGCAGCCATCAGCGAGGCCGTTGCTGAAGTCCACGAGAACTCGGCCAACATCAAGACTGTGGCGGCCTCCGATACACAAGTTCGTACGGTGTCGCAGAGCATTGCTGACGTCCGGACTGTTGCCGGGGATCTTGAAAGTTCAGCTCCGACCGGCGCCTCGATTTCCTACGGTTCCATTACCGATCCGCTGCAGGAAAGTCAGCAGACTACAGGCGGCACGATCAAGATAGTGGCCGACAACATCGAATCGGTCCGAAGCGCTAAGGGCAATGCCGATGCGGCTAAGGAGGCGCGGAACGGTGCCGACGAATCTGCGCGTGAGGCTGCTTCAGCCAGGGATCTGGCAAGGCGCTGGGCTCTTGAGCAAACAACGCCGGTCGAAGGCGGTGCGTATGGCGCTCGCTATTACGCGGAAGCGGCAGCCGGTTCGGCTAATGCTGCCGGTACATCTGCTGCAAAAGCGGCTTCTTCTGAGAAAGCGGCCGCGGGATCCAAGTCGGCAGCTCAGGTCTCGGCTCAGGATGCGGCTGCGTCCCAAGATGCGGCAGCACGCAGTGCGTCAGCCGCGAATGCTTCGGAAACATCGGCGGTATCTGCCGCGGGCGATGCCGAGGCCTCGGCCGCAGACGCTGAGCAGTCAGCTACAGCGGCAGAAGAATCCCGTAAGGCTGCAGAGACTGCCAAGACAGAGGCTGAAACATCCGCTTCCAACGTAGATTCATCAGCGCAGAAAGCGGCTGAAAGCGCGCGCCATGCGGCCGGATCGGAAAGCAAAGCGGCCGATTCTCAGAAAGCTGCGGCTGCTTCGCAAAAGGCGGCGGAAACGGCGGCAACTCGTGCAGAAACTGCCAAGGCCGGGGCGGATAAAAGCGCTGAAAGTGCGGCTTCTTCCGCAACAAGCGCAGCGGGATCGGCGCAAGCGGCAGCAACGGCAGGAAGCGCGGCGGCCGGCGCCGCTTCTGCGGCTCAGACGGCTCAGGGTGCGGCAGAGTCCGCAAAGACCGCGGCAGAGACCGCTGCCGGAAAGGCGGGCACATCAGAGACGGCTGCGGCCGAGAGTGCGCGCCAGGCGGCGGAATCGGCCAAACAGGCGGCCGCGGGGCAGATTCAGGCCGACTGGAACGAAAAGGACAATACCTCCAAGGCTTTCATTAAGAACAAGCCCGAGGCATTCACACCCTCCAAGCACTCCCACGCAATTGCCGATGTGAAAGGCCTGGAGGAGAAGATCAAAGAGCTCGAAGACAATGCGGCCGGGGCTGATTCCGTCATGCTCGCTCAGCAGGTTGTCGGCTTCTACAACGGGCTTACCGGGAGCGAACTCGACTACCGCGAGTATGTCGATGCGCCTCCCTCTGAACTGCTTGACTCGCTTTACAGCTTTGGCGCCGGCTATCAGGCAGCGGCCGCTCCGGCTACATAACTTTTCAGGAGATGCCACATGGCAGCACAAATTGATATGGAAACAGTCGGCCGCGATATTCAGACGCGGTTGACGAACGTAGAAAAAGGCAAGGCTGACAGCTCAAAACTTGGGACGCTTGCCGCGCTTAATGAAGTCAATGCGGGGCAGCTCGCTCCTCAGATTGCCCTTGGTGCAGTTAATGCCGCTGAGGGCAGCACCCATCGTCAGGTGGGGCAGGCCACAGCTCCAAATGATGAAGCGTTTGCCGGCTACAGGGGCGTAATCGGCCAAATTGTCTTCAACCGCGGCACCAAGGCACTTCATGTCCTTGACGGTACGGAAGGCTCTCTGGGCACGATCTTTCTAGACAGGGATGCGTGTGACAAGCGTTACTTGGGCCTAAAAGCAACGGCTGAGGCAGCAAAGAAGGTGCCGTGGACCGGTGTACAGGGGCGTCCGGATCCTGTTGTTAAGGCAGGGAGCCGAGGAGCCCTTGCTGGCTACTCAACATCCGCAGCACTGACGGGGGCTCAGACCGTTACGAAAGCCTCGTCCGACACGATTGCCCTGAAAACGTCCGGAGCGGTAACGCTCACATTTACAGCGGCAACGGCTTCTGAGGCCTGCACCAAGGTGATTGACCTGACCGCCACTGCGGCAACGACATTGACAGTGGCCGGCGCCTCCTGGGCGAACGGCGATGAGGCTCCGACCTGGGGAACCGCCGGCAAACATCTGACGATTGAGGCCCACTTCATCGGCGGCCGCGTCGATCTCTATGTGCTTAACAACAATGAGGAGCAGGCATGAGTACGCATTACATCTACGAGGGGAAAGAGTACGCCACGCTGGCCGAGGTACGCCGGGCCGTCAACAAGAGTTTTCCGAAGAACCCGGACACGGCAACGCTCCTTTTGCTCAACATTAAAACTGTTGAGCACCCGGATCCGGTGCCGCAGGAACCAACCGAAGAAGAGAAGGCGGCCGCTGCGCTTGAGCAGGCCAAACAGGAAAGAGCTTCTACCGTTGAAAAAATAAAAGTGACGATCGACGAGATGGTTTTTGACGGTGATGAAGTCTCGCAGGGGCGCATGGCACGAACGGTGGCGGCTGCTGTTGCCAAGGGCGTTGATCTCAAAACGACGAAGCGCTTGTGGGTGCTCGCCAACGACACTCCTGCGGAAGTAACGATTGATCAGCTTTCCCGGGCGCTTGAGGCGGCTGGAGACGCCCAGAGCGCCGTGTGGGCGAAGCCTTACGAAGCACGAGCTAAGGCCTGACAAAAGAAAACCGCCTGCAGCGGCCGGCTTCAGGCGGTTGGATATGACATCTAACAAGTCACAAAGGAATTGTGTGAATGACTGTAGAAGAAAACGTTATGGAACTCCGTGAAAAGCAGGCCTTTTGGACCGGTGTTGTGCGCGGCTTCATTGGATCGGCAGTGTTCTTTGCCGGGCTGGTGACGCTTATTTATTACGTTGTTCAGATTGTTAACGTGATGAAGTGAAACTATGTGGCCGTACCTTAAAAATATTCTTATCGCGATTGATCAGCTCATAAATACCGCTTTCCGCGGGCAGCCTGATGAGACGCTTTCGAGCCGCGCCTGGAGGCACTATGCCGACGGCACACGAAAGTGGCCGAAGGTCTTGATCGACACGATTCTCTTCTTCGACAAGAACCATTGCGAAGAGAGCTTTAAAAGTGAACTTGAGCGGCGTCAGTTGCCGCCTTCCATGAGGGAGAAACAGGATGTTTAACGAACGATTGCTCATGGCGGCGGCCGCACGCCGCAGCCGCAACAAGAACTCAACGATTGGTGTGCCCGGCGAGCTCGGCTTCGGTGTCGGCGCTTTTCCGGGGCCCGCGTCCAAACTTGCGGCCATGGGGCTGCACGAGGCCGAGGCGGGGTTCAATGACCCGACGAGCGAGCACTACTGCGAGTATGTGCACACCAACGGATCTGTCATGGTTTTTATTCCGGCCTTTGCTATCCGGATTGGTAACGCGGCAGCGCCGCTTTACTCAAAGTACGGGGCCGACACCATTGAGATCGGAGACGTGAAGCTGTCCGGCAAGGACGGCTGGGCGATTCCCCGTGGGTTCTACGATGGCGGTGAACTTCATCCTGGGTTCTTTATTGATAAGTACCTCAACAGCAAAGATTCTGCGAAGAAACAGGCAATTTCGGTAAAGAATGGTGATCCGATTGCTTTATCAACTTCGTATAACAAGTCGAGTGAGCTGCCGAACTGCGTTGGCCAGATTCTTGACGCAATTGAATTGAGCCGCGCCCGAGGCGAGCACTATTCCCTCGTGTCCTGCTATCAGTGGGCCGTGATTTCGCTTATCATGCAGGCTCACGCCCAGGCGGCAGCGGGTACCGAGGCTTGTGCCTGGTACGACGCTTCCGGACAAAAGAACTATCCAAAGGGGAACAACAATAACGGCAGGGACGTCGACGACAATACGATCACATTTACTGCAGCGAGATCAGGCTCTTATACGTATGTCAGAAAAACTGGTTCTGCTGTTCCTTTGGCCAAAACGACTCACAATGGCCAGGTGAGCGGTATTTGCGACGTCAACGGTAATATGTGGCAGCCTGTTCTCGGGTGGCAGAATCCGTCGAGTCAAAAGATTAAGTTGGCTAAGTTGTCGGTGAAAATGCATGACTTCACCAAGGACAACAGAAACAATGCTGAGCTTTTTGACGAAATTTCCATTGACGCTGGCGACGGTACGTATTATTGGCAAAAGGGAAAAGCCCTGTACAGCGATACGTCGGGAAGCGGGTGGGCCATGAACGGTGTTCTGCCGAAAACAATTGCAGGAACGTCAGCAGACGCGATGTATGGAAAAGACTATGTGTACTTAAACTACGCATCTGACAGCGTTTTGCTCGTTGCCGGCAACTGCAGCAGTGGTACCTCTGCCGGCTCCTGGTACCGCTTCGTCTCTTGGTACAGCGTCAACTACGGCGCGTCGTTCCGGGCGGCGGCCTATGCGTCGTTATAGTGTCGTAGGGAGCGGGAGCGACCGGAGATACGGAGTTTGATATGGAAAAAGTCGTCGGGGCGGACAAAGGCGCAGAGGTGCCGGTCATTGAACCGAATAAGAGCGGCGAGGTGTCCGCAGCGAAGAAAGAAGATTTCTACACCAAGATGCAGAACAAGATGATTGATCTGCGAAAGCAGAGCAACATCTATCTCAACCATGCGCCGAAGAGCGAGAAGTACGGCTTATGTCAGCGCATCCGGAATCTTGAGGATGAAATCTTCGGCCTGCTGATCGAGGCGCGCAAGCGTTACTGGAACAAAACCTCGCTCACGAAACTGGACGTGGCCCATGAGCAGCTTCGCGGGTACTGGCGGCTTTTCTACGAACTCGGCTACTTCGACTACCGCCGCGGCGAGAAGGAGCCGGTGACGGTTTCCGAAGACGGCGTGCGGCGCTTTAAGGTAATCAACTTTATGATCAATGAAATCGGGCCGATGATTAACGGCCTCATCGAGGCCGAAAAGAGAAAAGCGAAGGCGAAGGCAGCAAAGGAACAGACGGCCGTAAAGGAACAAGCACAGGAGAAAGCTGATGTGTAAACTCCCGTGTGGGCTGTCATTAATTGGTTAAGCGTTTTGCTCGTTGCCGGCAACTACAACAATGGAACCAATGCCGGCTCCTGGTACCGCAACGGCAACAACAATTGGAACAACGACAACAACAACGCGTCGTTCCGGGCGGCGGCTAAGCTTCTGAACAACCCTTGCATTCTGCTTTAAGGAAAAGATGGGAGCATAGCGATGACTAGTCCGTCCTCTCCGGAGGAAAACTTTGCGGGCAGCGCGACGGTTAAATCTTCGCGCTGCCGCTTCCAGCTTTGCCTTGAAGAGATCGTTACGCTTTCGGCGCTGATTGAGGCTTATGCCAATGCCAGCCGCGGGAAGCACGAACGCCTCGGCGTTTACCGCTATGCCGATGATCTCGGCGAAAACCTCACAATCCTGCGTGACCGTATCCTGTCGGGCGAATACAAGCCGCAGCCCTGTCATGAGTTCGACATCTACTGCGCGGCCGGCCAAAAGGTACGGCGCATAGCCGCTCCCGCTTTTGAAGACACAATCGTCCAGCATCTTCTTTACGAGGCTCTGTACGACTCTTTTGACCGCGGCTTTATCTTCGATTCGTACGGTTGCCGACGCGGTAAGGGTACACATCGTGCGGCCGACCGTGTGCAGGAATTCATGCGCCGGGCTGATACCGGCGCTTACACACTGCAGATTGACATCCGCAAGTATTACTACCGGATCAATCATGCCGTGCTTCGCGAGTCAATCGAGCGCACAGTTGCCGATCCTCGGATCGTTGATCTTGTCATGCTGTTTGCCGGAGACGGCGAAGTCGGCCTCAACGTAGGAAGCCTGCTGAGTCAGCTGTTTGGGATGATCTATCTTGACCGTTTTGACCACTACGTCAAGCGCATTCTTAAGATCAAGAGCTATGTCCGTTATGTGGACGACATGGTTTTCGTCGTTCGTGACAAGGCAGAGGCCAACAGAATTCTGGCCGAGGTGCAGGCGTTTCTCGCCGACAGGCTTTGTCTTGAGCTTTCGAAGTGGCGTATTCAGCCTTTGAGCAAGGGCGTCAACTTTGCCGGCTTCCGCACGTGGACTGACTACCGGCTTATACGCAAACGAAGCCTTCACAACTTCGGCCGAAAACTGGCCAAAAAGGACATTGAGTCCGTGAGTGCCATACTGGCTCACGCCATGCGCTCATCCTCGTACCGGCATCTTCTCAACCGCGTTCTGGATAAATGGGGCCCGGAGGAGATACGGCAGTTGTGTGACCGCCAGAGATCGGACTTGCGAAAAATCCTCTTCCCGCAGGACGAAGCGCCTGTTTTTCCCTGAAGTATAGAAATCTTGCCACGGCCGTCTCAATGCGCCGTAAGTTTCCTGCATCGATTACGGAGCGGGAAACATGGCACAGCCTCAAAAGTACGAACGCAGAAAGGATTTTGCGGAGAATGCGTCCGATCAGGTTGATCTGCAGAGCATCAACGAAGAACTTGATCGGGTGGCGGAGTCCGTTAATGCCGTTATCGCCAACGTGGGCGAGCTGCAGAAAGACGACGGGTCCCTTGCCAACGGCATCGTTAACTATGACAACCTGTCTGCTGAAGCGAAAAAGCAACTCGCGCCGATTCCCGGCAAGGACGGCACGCCCGGCAAGGACGGAGCCCCTGGAAAGGACGGAAAGGACGGGGACGTTGGCCCGTCGTTTCAGGCGGACGCCCGAGGGAACGTTGCTGAGCGCAGTTCTTACGACTCCCGTCCCAAGGGGTTTTGCTTTTTGGCCATCGACACCGGGGAGCTCTTTTTCAAGCTGTCAGACGACGTCTCTGACTGGTCTCAGGCTTATTCGTTTGCCAAGGGTGAGAAGGGCGATAAAGGTGATCCCGGGCAGCGAGGGGAACAAGGCGTCCCCGGCGTAGGCATCAAGGGGGATCCTGGTGATCCGGGCCCCCAGGGGGAACCGGGCAAGGATGGCATCGTCACATCCGTCTCGACGGCCTTTACGACTATTTCAATCGTCGGCAAGCGAACGGTTAAGGCCCGTCCGGTTTTAAAGGACGGAGTCCTTTCTATTGAGCTCGACGTGGAGGCGTGATATGGCGAATCCTCTTACGTCTCGCGAGGGCACGCTCGGCTCCATGATGACCGAGCTCAAGGCCCGCCTGGGCTTTGTGACTCAGGGCGCATCTTCGAAGCTCATCGATCCCCTGCTGAAGTCCTTTCTGCAGGAGGGGCATGAGTACGTCTACGAGCAACTCGGGGCGCCTCTTTTGAAGAAGCGGACA